TGAGGCGCTGCTGGTCGGCGATCGCCTGCTCCAGATCGGCCCGCTCGGCCGAGGTCAGCTCGCGGCCCATCCGCTCCCTGAGCTGGGCCTCCGCCCGCAGAAGGGGGATGAGCGCCTTCCGGCCGGTAAGCTCGAATTGCAGCTCCTGATTTTGTAGTTTGAGGTCGGCGACAAAATCGGCGAAGACTTCCGGCGCCTTCTCCAGCTTGTTGAGCTGCTCGACGGTCTCGCCGATCGATTCCGTCAGTTCTCGCTGCGTCGCCAGCCAGGCGGCGATCTCGGCCATGGTGGCGCCGGCCGCCTTTTCCAGCGCGGCAACGTTTGTTGTGCCGAGATCGGCCGCCTCGCCGAACTCCAAAAGCATCTGGCGCGCCTTCTGGGCGTCCTGGATATCGAGCAGGGCCGCGAGTCCACCCTGTCCCGCAGCCTGACTTTGTGTGTTCAAGTCGGCGACGCTATCCTTCAGCGACTCAATGCTGGCGCGCGCCTTGTTGATCTTCTCTGAGATCTCGGAAGCATCCGACACCTCGCCGAGCGCATCGGACACATTGCCCAGGGTGGCGCCATACTTTTCCGCCTCAAGGCGCGCGTTGGCGATGCTTTCTGCTTTCTCCGTGAATGTGGCAAAAAGATCGCCGACGCCATTCTGCGCGATCGCCACCCAATCGGCCTCGAAGATCCCGGCCAGGTCCGCCTTCATCTGACCGGCGGCACCGGCCAGCGTGCCCACTAGGTCCGAACTGACCGCTGCTTGGAAGGCCGCGAAGCTGAAATCGCCCTCGAACACCGCCTGCAGGCCCAGCCAGAACCCGACGGCCATCCCCTTAACCGCCTCGAACGCGGTGCGGAAATTGTCATAGATCGCCCGGCCGATGATGGCGACGGCGCGGGGCAGCGCCGTGATGACGTTGATCTGAAAATTGACCGCTTCTTCCAACACGGCGCTGGCGCCTGTCCAGATGCCGGACCAATCGGTGCCAAAGTTCTGCCCCAGGGTATCGATGAGGCCGGTAAACCAGCTGGCGAAACCGGTCCACTTGGCGCCGATCCAATCAACCACCTCGCCGATGATTTCGCTCGCCGCCCGGAAATAGTCGCCGAGGGTGGCAACGGACCCCGCCACCGGGTGGATCTCATCGCGGAAGGTCACCAGCCAGGCAGCGGCGGCCGTAAGGCCCATGATCAGCAGCCCAAGCGGGTTGGCGGCAATGGCCAGGCCGACGGCCCGAATCCCGCCCACGGTGGCCGCCAGGCCGGTTTGCAACAGGGTGAACAAAGTGCCTAGATTGGCGGCGATGGCACCGGCACCGAGCGCCGCCAGGCCGATACCGAGATATTCGATGTTCTCGGTGAGGAAGCCAATCGCTTCCGCAGCGAGCCTGGCACCGCCGATGATGAGGTCATTGAGACCGCCCTCGCCGATCCTCACGAAAAGCGCGTCGACCGCGTCGCCCAGGTTGGAGAAGGCGCCGCCGATCGTGTTCATCTGCTCCGCCATCGCCCCGCCGAAATTCGCTTTGGCGATCTGCTGCAGATAGGCCTCGATTTCGGCCGTATTCTTGCCGACTTCGGTGGTGATACCCTTGAAGGTGAAACGGACCCGGTCGCCTTCCGTGCTGGCACGGATCCCAAACTCCTTCAGCCGCTCGAACTCGCCCGTAGTGGCGTCGGCCACTGCCTCGACCATCTGCATGAGCGGCTTGCCCATGCCGCTCGCCATATCGCCATAGGCGCGCAAGGTGTCCTGGCTGGCGCTGATGCCCATGGCACGGAGCCGCGTCCAGGCCTCGGTTACCTCCCGGAGCGATGACGGCGTCTCGGCCGCGAAGCGACGCAGTTCTGCCATCTGCGCCTTAGCCGCCTCGGCCGAGCCGGTGATGGTCTTCAGGCTGGCACCCAGCCGCTGGAACTCGGCATTGACCGAAACGATCTGGCGCAGGGTAAACGCGGCGGCAAGTGCGCCACCCGCCTGAACCGCAAGTCTCGACAGGGATGGCAGGATAGCCGACAGCGACCGGCTTTCACGCGAGACAGCGCCAATGCCCTGGGCTGCATCGGTGCCGGCTCGGCCAAGGCCTCTTACTCCTCCGGCCGCGCTACCGGTGCTGGCGGCTGTTCGCTGAGCGTCTTGCCCAAGCTCCTGGATCGCGCCTTTGGCATCGCGGACGCCAGCGCGGACCCCACTGGCATCCGACGTAATGACAATGGAGGCGCGCATGGCGGCGTTCATGCGGTCACCGCCACGCCATCATCATTTTGGCGAGTCCGTTCCGCTGCGACCTTAAGGCATTCGTCGAGATAGGCCGCTTCCATCACCTGGAGATCCTCGAACAGGCGGCGGTGGATCGATTGACCCAGGCATCGGGCGACGAACTCGACCCCCTGATAATCGAGGCCGGTCGGCTGCCCGAGCTGGCCGGCATGACGCCATTGCGTCTGGACCCGCAGGAAGAACTGCAGCGACTTGACGCAATCCGGCCAGATCTCGAAATCTTCGTCAGGCTCATTCCGACCATCCACGGTTTCCAGATGATCGAGCTGGGCAGCGATCATCTCCGCGTCGGCGCCGAAGCGGCGCATTTCCTCAGTGAGGTCGTCCTCGGCCGCGTCGTCAGTCGGCCGGGAGCCCCGCGCCAGGCGCCGCGCGGCGCCTTCTAGTTTTTTCTCCGGCCGCCACCCTGCATCTCGCGCAGATAGGTGGTGACGAGAGCGTTGAGAATGATGGCATCCTCCAGGAGTGCGTCACGCGCCTGGGTGTTGAATTCGCAAGGCCTGCCGTCGGTGCCCTCGATTCCCTCGAAATCAATGAAGACCTCACGCATCAGCTCGACATTGTCGTCGCGCAGAATCCACTCCTTCAATTCCGTAACGGGGAGGCGCTTGAATTTTGCTTTGAACGAGTGCTGAGCATGGCCGCCGTTATCGGTCGGCAGCTGGAACTGGATCTTCGTGACGAAGGTCTGGTCGCCTGTCGGCAGCTTGAACATGGTGAGGCTCCTCAATCATTCATGAAGGGTGGCGGGCGGCGCACTGTGTGCCTACGGGGGTTGCCCTGGCGGGTACCTACCGTCCCCAACGGGTGCTGACAGGCTCGCGACCTGGACCAGGCCGCCCTCTCTGGGTATTCGGTGGTGTTACTTGACCGTCAGCACGAACTCGTCATTGCCGGCCACCGGCACGAACTCCGTCGGCAGGGTCATCATCAAGATGCCCTGGTCGTTGGAGTATTGCGGCGCTCCGATCTCGACCGCCGGTGCGTCGAACTGCACGATATGGCCGGCGGTGACGCCGTGAACGATCGAGACCGCCGCCCGGGTGCGGTTCTGGGCGACGGTGAAGAAATCCTTCGTCGCCAGGGGCGGGCTCTCGATCAGGATCTGGCCGGCCGGCAGGCGGTCGACGATCTGGATCGATTCCTCGCCGATCAGGAACCGGCCCTGGACGTCGTTGGCGAGATCGAAGCTGAAGGTTTGCGCCACCGCCGAATAGCCATGAACCGAGAAGGTCGGCGTGTTGACCTTGCTGGCGGGGATCGGCGTCTGCCAGGCGGTGAGGGTAAGGGCCGGCACCGAGGCCGTCGAGGCCGCGAGCAGCAGGCCGAGGAAACGGAAGCGCAGCACCGGAAGGCCACGGGCGGAAAGCTCCAGGCTGACCGAGCCCCGGGCGCCGACCAGCTTGTGCAGGCTGCCGCCGATGTAGAGATAGACGGTCACCGACTCATGGGAATCGGTGATCGGTTCGTATTCGACCATGGTCGAGGCGGTGACGGTTTCGGCGAGGCCGCAGCCGCGCAGCAGCACGCCATAGCCCGGCACGTCGCCGGCAGCGCCCGCGCCGGCCAGCTCGACGTCGAAACCCAGGCTGACATGCTGTCCGACCAGGATGATGCCCTGGCTGCCAAGCCACGGAGTTTCCGTGGCGCGGCGGACTTCCTCGGCCACCAGCGGGTTAAGCTCGACATTCATGCCGAGGATGGCGTTGGCACCCCCAGTCGGCTCCGGGTCGGTTCCATAGACGGTTTCGATCTTGGCGAGGATCGCCTTCTTCCGCCACTTGTAGGCCATGGCTGCTTACTCCTTGCTCTCTGTGGTCGCCTGGTTGATCACCTGGGCGGCGGCCTTCTCCTCGGCCTTCTGGGCGGCCTTGGCGGCCTCGCGTCGGATCGCGGCGGCATTGGCCTCGGCCGCCTGGCGCGCCTTCTCATCCATGCCCGGCGCCTCGACCTGGAGCAGGGTGCCGTCCGGCTTCTTCATGTAGGAGCCGCCACCCTGCGGCCTGGTGATCGGTGTGGTCATGGTCTTCTCCTCACATCATCAGCTCGGCTGGCGGATCTGCCGGCCGCACAGGAAATCCATCTGGTAGAAAAGCGTCGCCCCTTCGATCCCGATCATTCGGCCGCGCCGATAGAGGATCATGTCGTCGGCGCCGTCCGGCTCCTGGCCGACCAGGGCGGCGATCACGGCATCGCGGATCGGCACGATGAGCGCCCGGGCCTTGGCTCCGGTCCGATCGCCCGCCACGCGCTGGCAGATGACGACGCTGATCGTCTCCGCCACCGGCTGTGCCACCAGGCCGGTCATGAATTGGGCACTTGGCGCGTCGTCGCCCTGGTGCATCACCCAGGCTGCCGGCGTCGTCTGCGGGATTTTGCCAGCGGCGATCATCTCTGCGAGATCGGCCACGTCCTGGACGCGGCCGGCAAAGGCGTCGACCTCGTTGGCCAGGCGTTCAATGACCCAATCAACGATCATTGGAACAGTCCTTCCAGCCAGTCGCCGGCGATCGCCTCAATCTCGGCGCGGTCGTCATCGTCGATGCCCAGAAACGGGCGTGGCGGGATGGTCACGGATTCCTTCGAGATCCAGGCGCCGCCCACCTTGAATTTGAGTGCCTTCTTGTTCTTGGCGCGGATGGTCCCGCCGGTCTGGTGAATGGCGGCATAGATGGCGTTGGTACCCACTTCGACCTGGTCGGCCTGTGCGTTGAAGGTCAGGCTTTGATAGAGCCGGTTGCTGTCGCGCAGCGTCTTGCCGCCCCCCAGCCTGGCGCGCAGCGATGGCGGCCAGGGATTGCCGTTCGGCCCCGCCTCGCGCTCGAAGCGCATTTGCGTCGACGTCAGCACGGCGGCACCGACCTGTTGCATCAGCGGCCGCGTGTCGGTCGCCGTTTCCGCGGCTGCCGCCAGGGCGCGGGTGAGCGCGCTGTCGTCGAGGCGGATCTGCAGGGCGAGGCCGGTCATCAAAAGCCGCCCATCTTGTCGGTGGCGAAGATGCGGTCAGGTGCCTCGATCTCGGCGCCGTCGCTGCTGCCGGCCGGGGCCGGTGCCAGGTCGACGTCCAACACCACGATCCCGGTGCTGACGTCGCGCAGCCATCGCAGCGCGTCCTCGTAATCCTTGCGCACCTTCTCCGGCACGCTGTCGCGATGCAGCCGGTAATAGGCGATCACCACGCATTTGATCCTGACGTCGTTGGGAACGCTGGCGAGCGGCACCGCGTAGCGGCGGCCGAGATAGCTGTTCATTTCGCCGGTGGCATCATCCAGCGCCGCGTTGAGGACCGCCGTGTCGATGGCCCCGGCCGGCGGCGTGCCGCGATCCGTCAACCCGATCAGGTCGTCGGTCGAGAAACGCGCTTCCATGTCGGCTTGATCGGCGTAGGCCATCGCATCTCACCTGGAGTGGAAAAGGGCCGGCCCGCCACTGGCCGGCCGGCCCCTTCGCAACGTCGCCCCGGAACCGGGGTTACTTCTTGTCGTCGCCCTTCTTGGGCTCAGGCCCGTCGAACTCCTGCACCACCAGCATTGGCTCGGCCTTCATGGCCTTGATCTGCTCAGCGGTGAACTCGGTGGCCGGATATTCCTGTGGCGAGGTGGAATGCGCCCGGCCGGCGCGGCGGAAGCCGTCCTTCATGGCGACGATACGCAACATCTTCATGGGGCTCTGTCCTTCGGTCCTGGGTGCGGGTTGGCTTAGGCGGCGAGCTCGGGCACGACGAGCAGCTCGGCCGTGCCGCGCCACACGTTGTCGGCGCCGTTGGCGTCCTTCTCGGCCGTCAGCAGCCGGCGGCCGGCGCCTTCGAGCGAGGGCGGGACGACCAGCAGGTCGCCCTGGATGCCGAGCGGTTGGCCGCCGGAGCCGCGCAGGCTGCCCATGGCGGCCCTGGCGGCGTCGTAGTTGGTGGCGTCGAGGGTGGCCTTCGAGCCGAAGGCGAGCTGCCAGAGGCCATAACCGGCGTTCACGCGGCAATCCACGCCATAGAGGAATTCCTTGGCATGGAAGACGTTGTCGTCGGTGAGGCTGGTCTTCGCCGTGAACTGGTAGTCGCGGCGCTTCTGGAAGATGAAGGGCTTGACGGCGTTCTTGGTGCAGAGCAGGAACCAGGCGGCGCCGGCGCCGGCCTGCATGTTCGAGACCGAGATCACCTCGCCGGCGGCGTTGTAGCCGGGGTGGTCGGTGTCGAAGAAATACTGCCCGTCATAGCAGGCGGTGTTGAAGCCGGCCGCGAACAGCGAATAAACCAGGTGATCGGGATGGCGCCGCGACGCCTGGCCGAGCTGGGCGAAGATCGGCGTGTAGACGCCATAGCTGTCATCCTCGATCTTCTCGCGCTCGACCCCGACCGTGTTTTCGAAGGTCTTGTTCTTCAGCGTGAAGTCGCTGGTCGACAGGTTCTGCACGACGCGGTCGCCCAGCCACTCCCGGAACTTGGGGAAGGAGCCGAGCCAGCCATACTGCTCGGAGCCCTGGGTCGACGGCACCTCGGTCGCGACACGCGGCCAGGTCGGCGAGACGCCGTTGAACGCATTGTTGAAGGTGGTTCGGAAGCCGACATTGAGGGCGGCGAGCGATGCGGAATTGAGCAACATGGATCAGATCTCCGTTACGGCCAGGCTTCGGGCGCGGCCAGGGTTGAGGCTGGGGTCAGATCTCGACCCAGACGCCGTCGCTGTCGACGCCGCGCACCTTGCCCGCGACCGAGCGCGTGTTGGTGCCGTTGGTCTTGGCGACGGTTTCGTCGTCGACGATGTAGACGTCCTTGCCGAGCTCGGTGAGCCCGATGGCATCGCCGGCCGACGAGTTCTTGAACTTGAAGACTCCGCGACGCACGGTGACCGACTTGGCGCCATTGGCGCCGCCTGTGTTATCGACGCTCTCTTCAGCGCGGCCGAGCGCCACCAGGGTGGTGGCGACCGACCCGGGCGCGGCATAGCCGGCATTGTTCACCACCAGGGCGCCGGCATAGATCACGGCGCTGGCGGCGACGGGAACGTGGTAGAACTCGGAATCGGCCTTGCGAAGCGTGTCGCGGTCTTTGCTAAGCGCCATGTCGGCGGTCTCCTGCTGTGATGGTTGGGGCGAGGATCAGGCGGCGGCAGCCGCCTTCTCCTTCTTGAACTGCTCCTCGGTGAGGCCGAGCTGGCGGCAGACCGCGATCTCCTCGGCATTGAGGCCGTCGCCATGGGCGCCGGCCGGCGGCGCGGCCTTGGCGCCGCCACCCTGGCCGCCACTGGGGGCGACGATCACCGGCTGGGCCTTGCACCAGGCAACGAAGCCGTCGAGATCCTTGGCGGCGTAGGCCTTCGCCCAATCCTCCATTGCCGGCGCCAGCTTGCCGGCGGCCTTTGCCTCGGCGACGGCAGCGGCCACCTTGTCGCCGGCGAGCTGCTGCGACATGGCGGCGACCTTCTCCTGCAGATCCTCGAACGCCTTGATCGGCACGAACTTGGCCGGATCGGGATCGGTCGCCTTGGCCTTCGTGGCCAGTTCTTGCGCGGCTGCGGCGATCGCCTCGCCGGTCGCGTTCTCCGCCTGGCCAAGGGCCTTGGCGATGGTGGCGATCGAGGCCTTGGTGGCCTTCACGTCGTCGGCCAGCTTCTGGCAGGCGGCGGCGATCTGGTCCTCGGTCGAGCCGGCCTGGAGACCGGTCAGCGCGAGCAGGGCGGCAAGCAGTTTCGGATCCATGGTGTCCTCTTCTGGTTCGGAGAAATGCTGACTGGCGATCGCCGTCAGTTCGAGCGCGGGGGCGTTGGTCAGGCCGAAGGCGCGGAGGCGGGTGACGGAGCCGTCGTCCTGGTAGCCGAAGACCGGCGACAGGTAGCGGTATTCGCGGGCGACGATGCTGGCCGCAGCTTTCGCGGTCCATTCGACCCGCCCCCAGATGCCGTCGACGCGCACCTGCAGGTCCTTGATCCAGCCCGAGGCCGGGGCCGGCTTGCCGTTCTCGGCGGCATGCAGAAGCTGGTGTTCGTAATCGCCCGGGATGTCGCCGCTGCCGTGGAGCTGGCGGGTGGCGGCGACGATCCGCTCGGCATGCGCCCGGTCCCGGATCTGCCAGGGGCCACGGCCATCGCGTGCGGTGAACCTGCCCATGGGCAGCAGATGCACCCAATCGGGTGCCTGGTTGCCTTCCGGTAGCTCAAAGGAACATGCGGCGATGTTGGCGCGCTTCTTCAACGGGCGGTTCCTGCGGTTTGAACGGTCGCAGGATGGCCGGACGGGGGCGATTTGGGGTGCTAAAGGGCTTTACTACCGCCCGGCATCAGGCTGGGCGCGGCCGGGATGCCAGAGGCGCACGGGAGGGGCGGCTCGGCCGACGGGCGGGAACCCGGTTTCGGGGCCAGCATGGCCGAGAGCCGGGGGCCTTGGCAAGGTCAGCCACCGGATAGGCCCTAGACGGCCCCAAAGCCCTTTGAATTTTCGTTTGAATGGGATCGCCGCTGGCAGCGTAGCCAAAAAACGGCTCCGGGCGCCCGTGGGCGGTCCCAGGGCGAAGTCGGATTCCGGGGTTTTCCTGGGTTCAATCTTGCCCTGGCGGCCGGGCAGGGCTATATCTCGGTGCAGCGACGGAAGGGGTCGGAAGCGGCTCCGCTAACCCCTTCCCGGTTCCGCCAGGGCCGCTCCTGGCAGGAGTCCCCCCGTTCAATCCCCGCTTTCGTCGATACCGGCAGGTTTTTCAGGCCGGCCGAACAGCAATTTGCCATGCCGCTGCCGCTGGAGGCGGCCGAGACGATTCGCCGGAATGAACGTCCAGGCTTCCAGCCGGCCCTTGACCGCCTGGATGACCGAGAGCAGCGCCTGCTTGTCGTCACCGATCTGAACGGCCTTGATGATGCGCTTCCTGAGTTCGACCCGGCCGGTGCCCTTGTGGCGCTCGAAGGACAGCCAGATTTCGAAGGGGTCGGTCAGCAGCTCGGGCAGGAACGGGATCAGGGCCGCACGGTCGCCATGTCCCGCGATATGCCCGGCGAGGCTCTCGGCGTTGACGGCCACCACGCTCCCATCCGGAAGGTCGAAGATCTTCTCTTTGCCGCCGATCGCGCGCTCGATCGCCCCGGTCATCTGTTCCGGCGAAGCCGCCCTTTCACCGATTTTGGCGACAGGGGCGTCGAGCGGAACGTTGCCTGGCCGCTGATAGCTTCGCCAATCGCCTGGTGTCAGCGGTTCCCAGCTATCGGCCACGCTGGCCGCGCGCCATTGGTCCATGACGTCATCAGCGAGCTTCTTGCCATAGGCGGTGCTGCCGGGATTGTAGCCAAAGCCTGGGTCGATGCCGGCAGGCACCTGGATGGTGCGGCGGCCGTCTGGAAAATTTACCTCGCGGTCGACCAGCTCAACCGGCGGCGCCTCCTCGCTGACCTTGATGCCGTAGCGTTTGAGATCCCGGCCTGAGAGCGTCTGCACGGTGCAACGGCAGTTCCAGCCATTCGGCGGGTAATGCGTGTCCCACCATTCATGATCCACCGGCAGCACCGTGTTGTGCCAATGCCGGTGCAGCTCCCGGGTGCGGCCGTCATCGACCGCGATGTAGCGCATCCAGGGGCGCTCTTTCTTCAGGCGCTGCGCCTGGTCGTATTTGCCTGCGGCATAGGCCATGCGCAGATTGGTGTTGTAGATCACCCGCGTGCGCCAATTGCGGCCGCCGCGATAGGACCAGCCATGGGCGGCGACGATCGTGTCGAAGTCCTTGCGGAACTCGGAGAGCGTGGTGCCGCCTTCCAGCGCCTTCAGGACAGCGCTCTGCAGATCCTTGATCAACTCGTCCTTCATCGCGCCTGCGACAACGAAGGCGCGGGCATGCTCGGCCTGCCAGAGATCGGTCCAGGTCGCGGTCGGCAGCCGCACCTTGTCGCGGAAATACTTGATCGCCTCCTCGAAGGGAACGGCGCCCACTTGCGGATCAGGCATCGTCGACCTCGTCGCGGCCGGCAAGGTTGGCTGTCAGCATCGCATTGGCGATCTGCTGCGCGATCTCGCTCGGGTCCATGCCCGGATAGGCTTCGAGGATCCGCGCCGAGAGTTCCTCCAGCGTCGAGATCGACGGGTCGTTCACCAGCTCCTTCAACCGGTCGATCATGCGGTCGACGGCCGGTCCGGCGACGCGGTCGAGCTGCCGGCCGAGGCGCTGCACGCTGTCGAGCTCGCGGGCGCCGAGGTCCTCCTGCGCGGCGGCAGCGGCCTTCTCTGCTGCAAGCTCCTTTTCCTCCTCCCCGGCCGGATCGTCATCGCCGCGGCCCGTGGGCGGCGCCTTGGCCGGCGCGTGCAGGACTTCTTCGTCCTCGGCCGCGTCGGGGATACCCAGCTTGTCGGCCATGATCGAGCGCGAAACGCGCAGGCCCAGCGGCACCAGCCGGGTAACATTCTCGACCAACTTGCTGACGTCTTCCTGGTCCGGCCGATGCAGGCGAATGCGGGGATAGCGGGGTCGCGGCCCCATGTTGAGATCGACGATCGGTCGGGCGACGTCGCGGGTGAGGGTTGCCGCGAGCTGCGCTGCATCCGCCTGCTCGATATCGTCGCGCACCTTCTCATGCGCATCTGCCGTGCCGACCCGGCTCCCGGTATCCGTGGTGCCGGTCTGGCCGAGGACGGATTTGGAGGTCTGCCGGTCGATCCAGTCGGCCAAGCGCTCGAAGAGGTCGATGCTGCCGCTGATCTTGGCCTCGATCAGATCGACCGTCATTGAGGCCGGGATGATCGCGGCGGCATCCGACCAGATGTTGCGGACCGCGCGCAGCAGCGTCGCCTTCTCCGCCTCGCTGGCGCCCGGCCCGTATTTGCCGATGCGCAGCGGCTTGCCATAGGCCTCGGCGAACTGCACCCAGGATTTGATGTCGAAGTTCTTGAAAAGGTAGAACCAGGCGACCGGCCGCGCCAGGCCGCCCCGGATCGGCAGGCCGGATTTGGATTTGGCGACATGGCGGATATAGCCATAGGGCTTCAGGGGCTGCAGCTGGCCATCATCACCGCGCAGCATGATCGTCTCGCCATCGGTACGGTCGAAGCCGAACCAGCGCGGGTCGCGCCAGGCGAACCGCTTCGGTATCCAGACCTTGCCGGTCTCCCAGACGATCTCGGTGACCGAGAAGCCTTTGCCGATGGCATCCAGGATATCGAACAGTTCCTGCTGGATCGTGTCGCGCCACAGCGCCTCGCGCACCAGGTCGGCCGCTTTCTGATCGTCTTTCTCGTCGCTGGCGGCCTCGACCGTGATCTCCAGCCCGGCGACCTGGTTGCGCCTAGTGGCCAGCACCGACCGGTAGTGGGGGTCCTTCTCCTCCATCTGCTCGGCCAGCTCCAGATAGCCCTTCTCGTCGCCTTCCTCAGCGGCGCGCAATAGATGGGCTAGGCGGATCGGCGTCAGCCCGTCGGCCGGGTGGTCGGTCAGCACCTGGCGAACGCCGGTGACGGTCGGTTTCGCCTCCTCCTCGGTCAGCCTTGCGAGCTCAACCGGATTGTCCCACTGGTCGTACAGTTGAAACCTTGCCATATCGCTACCTCAAAATGCCCCGGGGCCGAATGCGCCCGCCCGGTCGTCGTCGTCGCCATTGCGCTGGCTGCCGGCCACCATCGCCGGCTGATAGCCGTATTCCTCGGTCGGACCCTTCGATGCCGCGATACCCAGCATGCCGGCCCAGAACCGGTCGGCATGGCCTTCCGCATCGTCATCCGCCACCAGGCGAATGCCGCCCGTTTCGCCGGTGACCTTCTTCACCTTGTGCAGATCGGCGCGCAGCCGGGTGTCGCCCATCGGGATCCGCACCTTGCGATCCTCAAAGGCCTGTTTGCCGATCGTGGCGATGTTGAGGCGCGTCGCCCCCTGCAGCAGGACGCCGTCGACGCGCAGTTCGCCATAGCGCAGCTTGGCATCCTCGACCGGTTTCTCGCCCATGCCGCCCTGGTCCATGGCCAGGCGCATCATGCGGTATCTGTGCGCCAGTTCGTCCATGATCAGATCCTGCTGCGCGAAGGGGATGTTCTTCTCGGCGCGGATCTCGCGGGTCCAGAGCACATCGCCGACCAGTTCGAACACCCAGGCGACCCACAGATTGTTCCGGCGGGCGATATCATTGCCGATGAAGACCTGGCCACCCTGATAGAGTTCGGGCCGCCCGGCCTTCTCATCCTCGCAGGAGGTGATCAAGTCGTAGGTGAGCCAGGCCGAGGACTCGTCGGCCCAGTTCAGCAGGAACTCCTGGTCCCAGGCCTCATCGTCATTGATGCCGGCCTTCAACTCTTCGATGTTGCGTGGCAAGCCGTCGGCAACGGCCTTATGGATGTCCACGGTATGGCGCGACCACACGGAATCGCGCGACGTCATCAGCTCGTAGAACTTGTTGCCCTTGCCGTTCGGCGTCGAGGTGACGCGGATCTTCCAGCCGGCGGAGATCACCGGAAAGAGCGCCTTCCAGATTTCGCGGCTGTCGCGGTGAAAGGCGAACTCATCCAGAAAGACATTGGCCGAGAAGCCGCGTGCCGTGTCGGGGTTGGCGGGGAGCGCCGTGATGCGGCTGCCGCCAGGCAGGGTCACCTCCAGGGCTTTGTAACTGACCTCGGGCTTGTCATCCGGGTGCCAGTCGTACTCAATCTCGTTCTCGATGGCGAAGTTGAACGCGGCCTCATAGGCCTTGGCATGGAGCTTGATGCCGGTATCCATAGCCTCCTTGGCTTGCCGCTCGCCACGGGACAGGATCACCCAGCGCGCGCGGCGCCCCTGCGACCAGGCCTCGAAACAATCGTCAACGATTTCCTGCGTCGTGGTAAACGTCTTGCCGGTCTGGCGCGCGAACATGCCTATTTTGAAGCGGCTCTTGTCCTGAACCCACTTGCGCTGATAGTCGTAGAGCTGGAGCGCCGGACCGGTCATCGCTCCACCTCAACCGACAATGCCGTAGATTTCTTCGCGGATCTTCTTCAGTAGTGCCGCCTTGTCGACCGGACCGGCGTCGTCGATCGCCTTTTCCGCCGCCTTCACCGTCTTCTCGGCAAACTCCCGGCGCAGCCGCGCCGCCGCCTCGATATCCGCCTTGTTTGCGGCCGACAACGACTGCAGCGATTTAGCGAGGAACATCACCTCGGCCGGCTCCAGCGCGGCATCACCGGCCAGCAGCTTCATCACGACGGCATGCATCAGCTCGATATTGATGCGCGAGGTCCTGTTGTCCTGCTCCTCGCCGAACTGCTTGACCAGCGCCTCGGCCACGGCCCGGCTCTCCCGCATGCGCTCGGCGATCTTGTCGATCTTCTGCACATGCTCGCCAAGGCCCGTGCGCGAAATATCGAGGTCAGGCTTCAGCTCGCGCAGCTTCGCCATGATCTGGTCGATCGTGGCGCCATCCTGGCGGAGCTGGCCAATGAGCTCGCGCAAGGATGCCGGCAGCTTGTCGATCTTGGAGGGCCGGGCCATCACTGCACCTACCGGGCGATCGGGCGTGGCGGTGCCAGGCCTTCGATGCGCTGGCCGCGGCCCTCGGCGAAGTCGAGACCCCGCTCCAGCAACTTCGCCACCATCACCGGGCCGAACATCTCGGTCCGGATCAGGGCATGCGCCTCAAGGAAGGCGAGATCCGCGCGCACATCGTCGCGGCTGGTCAGCGGAAAGCCGAGCTGGTTCGCCAGCACCGTCTGCAGCACCGAATCGTTGATCTCGCCGGCATTCTCACGCAGCAGGTGGAGAATGGCGAGGCGGCGTTTCTCCGCCAGGTGTTCCTTGAAGCTCATCGGCTTGGCCTCGTATTCAACAGGTGTTCCGAAATGTGCTGAACCGCCGCCTGGATGCCTTCCATCGTCTCTTTGAGGCCGGTCATGGTGGCAGCCATCGCTTTGTAGTCGCCATGGATGGTCGCCAGCTGCACCTTCAGATCACCGATCTCGCCGATCGTGGGCAGGCCGGCGAGTTTTTGCTCGGCGAGCTGCAGGCGAGTACCGACTTCGTTGATGCGGCGATGCAGCTTGCCGATCTCATCGGTGCTGGCGAAGGCCTTCCGCATCGACCAGACGTACCAGGCCAACAGGGCATTGAGCGCCAGGGCGATCAGCGGGGAATATGTGACGATCTCGGTCACCGTTCTCTCTCCTCCTGGCACTCGACGCAGAAGCACGCCGCCGGCACGGCCAACTTTCGTTCCGCCGGGATCTCGCAGCCGCAATCGCAGCAATGCAGAGTTCCCTTCATCCGCGCCGACGCCGCCGCTCGGTCGAGCTGGCGGCGCCTGTCATGCTCCAGGACCCGCGCGGCGAGGTCCTGCGCCTGATCGACGCTATCCGGCATCGGGTTGCGCGCCCGGCTGCGCGCCGGGCTGCGCGGCCGCCCGTTCCCGCCGGCGCTTGTCGATGAGCAGGATGATGCCGTCCACCCCGGCATTGCGCTTCTCGACACAGCTCCTGCAGATATCGAGATCGGTCGATTCCCAGCCATGACGGGCGAGGTTGGCGCGCGCCGCCGCTTCGCTTGTCGACGGCACGAACAGGAACCGGTCGCAGATGTCGCAATTGCAGTTGAAGCCGGCTGGCCGCAGCATGGGATCACTTCACATTGTTGTAGAACACATGGGCGCCGATCCGGACGCAGGGCTTGAGGCCCTTGGCCCAGACCGGAAGGATATTGTGGACGTGGTAATGCGTGGCGCCCTTGGTGGGGTCCGGCGCCTTGTCGCGCAGGACCTGGTCGACCACCTCCATGCATTGCCGGAATGCGGCGATCGCCAGCGTGACGCTATGGACCTGCTTGAAGTTCGCATCGTTCCGGTTCCAGCAGGAGAACTGGTATTTCTTCAGGCAGACGCCCTTGATGTCTCGCCCCCACCAACCCGGCCTTGCCGCCCGATTGCGGATCACCCACGCGACCGCGATCTGCCCGGCGCGCTGCTCGCCGCGTGCCTCGCCATAGACGGTGCGCGCCATGATGTCGGCGTCCTCTGGGGTATAGGTGATGCTCATGTTCCCACCTTCCGCAGACCGTTCTCGGCCTTGTACGAATTGACCCTGTAGCGGGAGCGGCCAAATGCGCGCACCGCCGTATAGGCCTTCAGGGCGTCGCGGATGCTGGTGCCGCCAGCGCGCATCAGCGCATAAAACAGGTGATCCGCCAGCTCGCGGCCGTCGCCCTTGGCATGGGGATCGAAGAGCCGCGTCCAATAGCACCAGTCATGCACGATGCTGGCCTCGAAGAGCGCACCCCAGAAGGGGACCAGACCATGGAGGCGCGGCGGTACCGAGGGTGACGCCTGAAAGCCTTTCGGCACGGTGATGGTCCAGCGGCCGCCGTCCCAGAGAAACCCGACCGAGTAGTCTTCAGCCAGGATAGCCTCCACGCGGGCGCCGTCGCGCTTGACCGCCACGGCCTCCCGGATGATGACCAGGCGGCGGCTGAAGGTGGCGCCGTCGATTTCCGGGCTGGTGATCAAGGCAACGCCTCCAGCGTGAGCGTCGGCACCGGCACTGGCACCGGCACCGGCACGTCGATCGCGCCGATCATGGCCCCCATGCGTGCCTGGATCGTGTCGATCCGCCGCCTGCATCCGGCCATGGTCTCGGCCGGATCTGCCGTGCCGGCATTGAGCGCCAGGATGCGGTTGCGGATATCGGCGATACCGGCCGAGAGCAGCGTGCCCTGGCGCGCCGCGATCTTGGCCCGGTCGAGCAGGCCCAGCACGTTGACGCCGCCGGCAAAGTTCGAGAGCAGCGTTGGCAGGCGGCTCTTGGCGGAATCGACCAGGATTGCCGTCACGGTCAGGGTGACCTTGGCGATATCGGTGTTGAGAAACATGTCGTCGGCCGCCTCGAACTGGTCGACGGCGGCATCGAGCGAGGCGATATAGCCGTAGCCCACGACGGCATTCTCCGGCTCCAGCGAAAACCGGTCCGCCACCACCTCGCCGATCACGGCGACGATCAGGCACATGCGCACCGAGCGATGGTCCTGACCGCTGACCTCGCCCAGGATGCGGTCGGCCATGCGCTGTGCCAGCGTGGTGTCTTCCTTGGCCGCATCCTCGATATTGCCGATCACCCGTGTCGAGGTGCAGCCGGCGATCATCACCGCCATCGCCGCGATCAGCAGGACCGCACAGAAGGGGTTGGCCGCCCAGGCCACCGCCTCAATCAGCCGACGCATGGAGATCCTCCCTGGCTTTCGAGAGCCGCGCCTGCAGCCAGGAGAAGCCGCCGACCAGCAGCATGGCCGCACCCGTGAACAGGGTTGTGAGAACGCTCTCTGCGGCCTGCGCCACCTCGGGCGGCAGCGCATCGAGCCCGTAGCGGTGCATGGCCAGCGTGGTGAGATGCGGAGCCAGGCCAAGATAGGCGGTGGCGCCGGCCGCGACGGTGCTTTGGGTGGTCGTTGAAAGCTGGTTCATGACCTTCTCCAACACGGGTCGAACACAGTGGCCCGGCAGGGCCTGCCGGCGTTGTGTGCGGAGAAGGTTAGGGTGAGGGCACCCGCGTCGGGGTGCTAAAGCGCGTTACTACGCCGGGAAGAGATCGAGCTGCGGCGTCGGCATTTCGCCGTTCGAGCGCGCCTTGCGCAGCATGCCATAGACGGCCTGTTCGGTGACAGCCATGCGCCGGGCGATCTCGCGCACGCTAACGCCGGCGGCGTCATAGGACAACACCTTCGCGCGGCGCGCCTTGTTCTGGGCAGCCGTCATGCGGGGAACCGCGATCAGCATATCGCCCTGGCTGGCACCACCGCCGCGCCAGATCTTCCAGATTCGTTCGGCATCGGCCGGCCCAAGCTCCTGGACGATGACGCTGGTAGCGGAGAGTCGCGCCGGGATCTTGACGCGCTGCCCGCCCAGCCGCGCTACCACGCGCAGCATCAGCTCCTCGCCGTCCGGCCCGCTTTCCAGCAGCCGCACGCAGGGCTCCGGCAAATAGCCGTAGGTCTCGCGATATGAAGGTCTAGCGCTCACTGCCCGCCCTTGGCCTTGCGCACCATGGCGCCAAGGCGCTCGATCAGCCGGTCCAGTTCCGCGTCGTCGTAGAGCGACAGGATCGGCTTGTGGCCGAGATTGCAGAGAAACCGCTCCAAAGAGATCGACCCGACCGTTCCCGTAGCGAGCAGGATCTCGAACTGCGCCTTGACCACGTCGACGCGCGGCCAAGCAACGCGATCGCCTTCGTGCCATTTTACCGACCAGTCGACCCCGCCGGCCCGGGCCAGCCAGGCCTTGAGCGCCTCGATCGCCGTGCGGGCGTCGTCGGCCGTCATCCATTGCAGCGCGTCGACCCCGCGCTTCCTGCCGCCGGTGGCCCGCTTCACGAAGGCGGCCAGCGCCGCTTCCGACGGGTCATCGACCACGGCCAGGTGATAGCCGGAGATCCAGAGCGCCCGGAGCTTGGCCGCGATTTCGCCGTCGGCCAAGGGCCGCCTGCCCGCGCGCGGGTGTGCCTTCTTGGCCGGCCGCCAGCCGAGATTGACCATCTCCGCCTTCACCGCCTCCAGCTCCGTGATGGAGCAGGCGGAAGACGATTCCTTTCCGGTGACCCGGCGCAGCACGTCGCGATAGGTGTCGTCATCCAGGCCGAGCTGCGACTTCGCCACATGGATCTTGCCGATGAGGCCGGCGCGCACCGGGTTAGACTTCCGGACGGCGGTCATCGGTCGAACTCCCAGTATTTGCAGCCCTGGGTTTCGGGCTTGATCGGAGCGCCCTCGCCGGCGTAGCGCGCCAGCTCGGTGGCCTTGGCGCAGGTCCATTTCTGCTTGGTCCAGACGAGGCCGCCAACCCCACCGGGGCTGCATTTCTTGTTCAGCGTCCGCGCGTGCTTGCACTCGCCGCAGGTGCCGCCGGCATTGGGGTCCGGGAAATGGGCGTAGCTCGGCTGCATCGTCTATTGCTCCACCTGGTTGCCCCAGAACACCCAGCCATCCGGCGCCTTGCCGCGCGCGAACAGCTCGATTTTGGGGAGACCCGGAAAGTACTGGTCGATGATTTCGCGGAAGCAGGACGGCTTCACCGAATGACCGGCCGTGTCCGCCTTGATGGCGCTGTCGACCGCTTCGCCGAGAGGCGGTGGCGGCACGCTGCCCTTCACGCCGATCAGCAGCAACTCGTGCCGATCGCGGCCCCAGCGGCCGAGCCCCAGCGTGTTTTTCAGCCACACCAGGTTGGAGACATAGTCGAAGCCCCAATGCGCCATCAGCTTGAGGCCGTCAGGCAGGTGTTCGCGCGATACCCAGAGGAAGATGACGGCATCGTCATTGGCGATGGCAGGCACGTCGAGCGCCATGATCGCCTCCAGTTCCATGACCGGATAATGCGCCTCCGGTGCTTTCTCCTTGCCGGCGTCGCTATAGATGCGGTGCTTCCAGGGCGGATCGGCATAGATGACCGCATAGCGCCCATTGGGCCAGGCGAAGCCGGTTTGTCGGCAGGTCTCGGCGATTGCAGCCAGGCGGCGCTTGTGGCTCTCCCTGGCGCGGCTGCTCCGGATCGCCTTGGCCCGGCGCAGGATCTCGGCTTCGCTCTCCATCAGCGGCCCCCGCTCCGGTCGACGGCATAGGCGACCAACTCGGCCACCAGGAAGGTCTTGGTCCGGTACCGGTTCGAGAGATCGTTGGCCACGCGCTCGGCCTCCTGGCGGGTGCCGATCACGTCCAGCTTGCCACCCTCCAGACGCACATGATCGAAGCTGATCCGGCCCTGGGCATCGCGGCCGAGCTGGCCCTCGACCACGACGAAGCAGCCGCGTTCATTCACTGGCGCGATCATGACCGGCTCCTGATGGCAAAGCGCCGCGCCCAGGCCTCCGACGGCAGGAAGGTCACCACCGCCCAAAGCCGGATGTTGAAAACGGCGAACAGCACTCGGTCGCGGAACCGCACCTCATAGGCGACACAGCACCCGGCAAGATCCGCGACCCAGGCATAGAGGCCATTGACCAGATTGCGCTCGATCTCGCGCAGCTCGCCCTCGCCGATCGCCAGCCCGAAGCGGTGCCAGGCCCGCTTCATGGCATGGCGGCGGGCATAGGCGCGGTGCGTGGCAATGTCGCGCGAGCTCATCGTGCCACCTGCTGCTGGCGCTGCCAGCTGCTGTCGTTGAACCAGGCGGCGATATCCGTGTTCTCGACGCCGTTCAGCACCAGGGCCTTGCACACCGCCTCATAGGCGGCCCGGGCCGTGTCGGCGTCGATCGCCGGGGCTTCCGGCAGTTCATGCCCGTTGAGCGCCGCCAGGGCGCGCAAATGGCGGATGCGGATTTGCTTCCGCTCCTCGGCCGAGCAGCGCGAGGGCTTGCGCAGCAGCACCTGCATCAGGCAGGCAAGATCGAGAGCCGCGCTGTTACGTGACGCTTCACCCATGTCGCACCTCACAGAAGATGCCTTCGGCCTGGGTCACCCGCCGATAGGTCGAGCCGAACTCCCTGGCGATCCCGGCCACGCGCTGGTCCGCCGCCTCAATCGCCGCCGCCGCCACTTGCCCGTCCGCGTAATGCGCCGGCACGGCCAGGGCCATCTCGATCGCGACGTCGGAGAGAACAGCGTCGGCCTCGTTGGCGACATAGCGGCAGATGACGGTGACGGCGCGCATCGGTCAGCTCGACGCCAGGTCAATGGGGACCGCCTGCCAGGCGGCCTCGTGGTTTTCGCGGATGTAGAAACGGAAATAGGATTTGGAGCCGACAACGCGGATGCTGTCGCGGATCGCATCCTGGCCGGCCTTCCATTTGGGGTGATCGAAATCGAGCCGCAGCAGACGGAAGACCGATTCCCGATTGATGTTGCCTTCCTTGTCGGCCTCGAAGGCCTGGTCGACGATGGCGCGCAGCTCGGACTTCGCCCCTTCCGCCCATTCGGCGATGCAGGCGGCGAAGGCCTCCTGGGCAATGCGCAGCTCGGGACCGAAGACGAGCTGGTCGGCGATCTGCACCTGGACCTTCATGAGGCCGTCGAAACTCAGGAAAGTCATGTTGCCCTTGCCGCGCGCACCGCGCGGCGTCACGCCGTATTGCTGGCGCAGCAGATCCAGGAAATCGCTGATATCGGCCAGGGTATGGGCGCGAAAGCGGCGCACCTGGTTGGCGAGTGCGGCGGCGTGGCCCATCACCTTCCGGACCATCTCGTCTTCGAGCTGCTCCTGGGCCTTGATGGCCCGCTCCGGCACCAGTCGGCCCTTGCCATCCATGCGGTGCCCATCGGGCGCGCTTTCCGGCGGCGTCGGCAGGCGATAGGTGTTGATCTCTTCAAGCGACATTGAACCCTCCTAGAACAGCGCCCGGATCAGCCGGGCCAGAGCGGCGTGGATCCCGCGCCCCTCGGTGAATGTCGACCTGCGTCGACGACGGCGGTGCCGGCTCGGCGGCGCCGAGATCGCACCGCCGAGATAGGCCAGGTTAGAAATGATGAGACGGGTCATTGCTGCCGGCCCGGAGAACCAGCTGGTCGAAGCCCTTCGGGTTTTCGATTGCCAGCCTTTCCAGAGATTGCAGGACGTAGCGGCCGACCCGGCGCGACAGGCGCTCGTGAACGGCGGGCGCCGGTGTCAGCAGATTGTCGGCCATCATCTCCTGGACACTCTTGCGCAGCGCCTCCACCTTCTCGGCAAATTCGGCGTCGCGATCGATCAGGTCCCTGGCGCGCTCGATGCCGTGCATCACGGTGGTGTGGTCGCGCTTGCCCATGAAACGGCCGATGGAAGGCAGCGACAGGCCGAGCTGCTGGCGGACGACGAGGTAGAAGGCGAAGCGCGGCAGCGCCAGCTCGCGGCAACGGCCGGCACCCTGGATCATGACCGGTGCCGTGCCGAAGATCCGGCCGGTCGCCGCCAGGACAGGTTGCAAATTCATGACTCCCTCCCCCCGAAAGCGAGGACGTTCTCGCCATAGGCCTGCTGCCGGATCTCCGCGCAGACCACGCGGGCATGTTCGGCGACGGAGCAGGATTCGAGATGGCCGACGCCCTCTGCCGCCGCGCGCAGACGCTGCGCCACGAAGGCCAGGTCCGGCGCCGGCCGCGACTTGACGCTGAGGGATTCCTCGATCGATGCGGCGAGGTTGTTGAGCTGCTGGCTCCACATGGCTCAAGCTCCTTTTCCGGTGTTGAAGGGACAGGTGCGGCAGGCGTTCAGCATCCGCCGGCGCTGGCTGCTAACCGGCTCGAAGTTCTCCGCCTTCTCCTGCCAATCCAGGCATTGCGCGAGGGTGAGATCGCCCAGCTCCGGACACTGCCGGCGCTCCGACATGAGCGTCGCGCGCACCCGGAGGGCGATCTTGTCGGTCGGCGCCGAGTAGCGCCGGTTGAGGACGTAGGAAATGGTCGAGGGCGAATAGCCGACTTGGGCCGCGGCCCTCTTCAAGCCGATGGCATCGCAACGCGCGGCGAGATGCCCAATCCAGTCCGGCGCCTCCTTGCCCCAGGCCGCCTCGGCATTGGCCGTATGGCTGACATGCGCCTTCATTTGAGGCCTCGCGCGACCGTCACCTTGTCCATGACTTTCTCGGTGTTGGGGTCCCACACGAAATCAGTCGCCTGGATCTGGGGCGCCAGCGGACCGGTGTTCATGGCAGGCAGCAGGCGATAGACCGCAAGCCTACCGCCCGTGCCACGCTGGCCGCGCCGCCCTGGCTTTCCGGGCAGCAGTTCCTGCAGATAGCCGGCCGACTTGAGCCGCGAGATGTAGCTCTTTGCCGCTTCGAGCGAGACCGGCACCTCCTCGGTCGTGGCGTGGACCGCCAGTTCCCGGGCGTCAAAGCGCGGTGTCATCTTCATGGTGCGCCACATCTGGTCTTGCCCGCGCCCGGTATCCCGGCAGGGCGACCCATCACGCCGCAGGCGCGGCGCCGTCGGCTGGTCCTTCACCAGCCGATAGACCGGCGTATTGCCGGTAATCCCCGTCCTTTCCACGAAGCCGCCCTTGCAGAGCCGCTGGAGGTAGTCATGGACGGTCTTCTTGGCCACGTTGCAGGCGCCGTCGACGTCGAGCAGCGTCCACTTCTTTTTGCGGCGATGCAGATCGCGGATCACCTGCCAGAAGCCCTGGTGGCCACGCGGCACCCGCACGGTCAGCGTTGCCATGATGTCAGCCGGATGTCGGGCCATCAGCGCCTCCGCGTCGCCGGCGAGGCGCCGGTGAAGAAGGGCTGCTTGCCCCATTTGGCGAGATCGATCTTCTTCCAGCCTTCCAGCTCGGCCAGTTCGCGCGCGCGATCGATGTTGACGGCGATGCGGCGGGTGTTGCCGTTGGCCTGGTCGACGATCTTCTGCAGCAGGTCCGGCGCTACCTCGATACCGGGCGCATAAATCGTGCAGAGGATGTCAGCGTCGCCCAGGTCGCAGGGCTGGCTCTGCTCCCAATACATCACCCGGTTATGGAACCGCTCCCACTGCCGCAGCTTGTCGGGCAGCATCTCCTCGCCGATCAGGATGATCGGAGCGCCCGACTTGTCGTGGATCTCCCGCACCGTCTCGACGTATTTGCGGTTAACGACGTGATCGAACTCGTCGATGATCAGCGGGCGCTGGGTGATGGCCAGGTTCGAGATGATGCCGTCCACCATGGCGGCGATGGTGCCCTTGGGCGGAATGCCGAGCTCAATCGAGAGCGCCTGGCAGAACTTTGCCTGCGTCCAGGTCGAGCCGACCTCGATGTAATAGGCCTGCGTCTTGTTGGCGGCATAGGTGGCGGCCGAGGTCTTGCCATCGCCTGAAAACCCGGTGAAGGCGCCCATGCCCGGCAGCGAACTGTGCCGGCTTGCCACCCGGTCCATCATGCCGGTGAACATGAGAACGTTGGTCAGCGGCGCGAGGCTGCCGAAGCTGGCCGACCGCGTGCCCCGATTGACGTTCTTCGTCGTTGCTGTCATTTTCTACTCCGTTAGTCTGCTTTTGCTTCCGCCGGCTCCTGCCGGCGTTTGCCTCCCGGGCGGCACGCCTGCCAGCGTGTCGCCCGTTCCGTTTCAGGCTCCCGCCTGACCGAACTCTTCGCGATCCTTCTTGTGCTGCAGCCGCGTCCGGTACTCCGACGAGGTGCGATACTTCGTCAGCCATTCGAGCTCGCTCTCGCCCAGATCGCCGCCGGTGGTCAGCGCCAGCTCCAGGCGCATGGCCCGCTCGAAGCGCCGATCGGCGTCCGACGCCTCCGGCCGGTCGGATTGCGGCGCCGGCGGTAGCCGGAACTCGGCGATCTCCGCGTCGCGCCGTGCCTCGATCTCGGGTGCCACCTGGCGGGTCGGCCGCCGCCGCAGGTCATGGACCGGCCGGGCAAGCTGGATGACGGTGGCTTCCGGCATCGTCTCGGCGCTAGCCGCCGGCACCATGGCGGCCACGGCCGCCGGCGACATGCGCCGCTCGGCATCGAGCATCTCTTTTTG